GTTTGTGACGTTATCAGCTAACTCACCAGTACGGCTTTGAATGTTGGTCGCAATGATGTCGCTGATACTGGAATTGGCAAATGCCATAATAATTCTCCTATATCAATTAAAGTCGTGCAGTTATTTGCTCAAATTGCTCTGTCAATAAACTGCGTCGGTCTTGAGTATTGTTTTTGGTAGCCATTCCTGGTGTGGAACTTTTTACCGAAACCGCACTAGACCTTGCAGATTTCGCTGCTCGGTCTGCCGCTACTCGTTTTGCGTTATCCAATTCGGCCTGTTTGCTGACTTGTACGCTGTCAAATAAATCAGGGTCAAGGCGCACAGCTTTTTCATATGCGTCCTCTAACGTCTGCGCCACACCACTCTGTAGGAGTTGAATCATGGTCGGTCGAGCTTCTTCAAAATGTTCTGCTTTAGAGCTAAATTTTTCAATTTCGCCTAAAAGCTGCTGATTTTGAGCTTGCTCTTGTTGCTGTTTCCAGCCATTCACTTCACCACGAACATTGTTTAGCTCGTTTTGTAGTGCATAAATCGTTGGGTCAACTCCCTGTTGGAAATTGACGTCATTTAAGTTTACCCCATATTGTTGCGCTAATCTACTAAATAATTGCAATTTATCTTGCCCATTACTAGTTCGCAACATATGGTCAGCCTCTAACAAGGCTTTTACCGCTTTGGGGGTATCTAAACCCATCCCTTGAATAGTCTGCAAATAAGGGTTAACTACCTCGTTAATTTGGTCTGCAAACTGCGCTTTAGAGATTAAAGGCTCAACGCCCTTGCGCATTTGTTCCTCACGTTGCCAAGCATACTCTTGCATCCTTGGGTCGGCAGTCTGCCAAACATCGTGATAATCCTTCTTCCAACTAGCGGGCGCACGCTTCCAAACGGGTTCTTCTGCGGGTTCTTCTACAGGTTTTTCATTGGTAGAAGCAAATTTCCCCGACTCCTCACGTTGGTATTTGGCGGGTTCAGCCTGTGCTACTTCATCAAACTGTTGCGCAAGCAGCTCACGCCTGTTATCGGGCGCTTCTGTAGGGACAATGGGTTCTGTAGTATCCAAAATTTATCTCCTGTGATATTTCATCTGATTGGCTTGCTCACGCAATGAATTCATTATCTTATTGGCTTCGTTGTGGGTCATATTGCCCAACTGCTGTGCCAATACCTCACGCCTTTTCTCGCTAGAGGGTGCTGTGAGTTTTGTTTCCATTGATTCATTGCCCACCTCAATACATCCATTTGCTTTCAGATGTTCACGGTGTCGGCTTCGGCTCTGTATCATTGAGCCGTCAATCATTGATTGGTAAGGAGAAATGTCACCCATAATCATGGGCGCATCAATATCATCATTGGCTTTGTGTTTTTCAACCAATTCGCCATTACGCATAACGTAAGTTGTTCTCATAGTAACAAAATTTCCTCGTCATCTGATTCGATGTGGTCGTCCCAAATTAACTGCACTTTGTCCAAATTTGACACCAATTTATCGATGTCTGTCAATGTGACATTTTGCTTGGTTTTAATTGTAGCAAATGTTTCAGCATAAGGCGCAATTATTTCTTCGGGTATTTTGCCCTCAACAATGCGCTCATAAGCCGCAAAAATCTCATCCCTGCGCTTTTTGTTCTTTTCTTGCTCACGTTTAAACTGTTTTTTGAGCTTATCAGGGCCAGGATCATGGGTGTCGTCAAGGTAGATTAGGGGGTTGTCCCATAAAGCAACGCCCCATTCACCTGTTCCCCATAAAGCCTGTGCCATTACACAAACCGCAAAAGTTTAGTGGTTTCAATCATTTGACAACTTCCATGCCAATGGCTTTACCATCAGGCCCACGAATAATCCTCTTGGGCGCTGAAATCATCTCAGCCACAGATTTCATCATTTCTTTGTTGTCAGTCTGATTTTTCATCATTTCTTGCATTGTTCCAACAGTATTACTGTGGCTTTGCATAACTTGCTGATTTGAATTGTTCACCGTGTTCATCATGGCCTCAATCATGCTTCGCAAGTCTTGATTCATCATTGATTGAACTTGTTGTTGGGCAGTTATGTCGTCAGGGTGCATTGATGCTGAGTGGTTAATCTGAGCCACACGAATCTTGGTGTTAGCGTCTAGTTCAGCTTTAAAGCGCTCCATTTGCTGTTCACGTTCAAGTTTTGCACTTTCCAATTGAGCCGTAAATTGCTGTTTTTGCGCCTCTGCTTGCATTTCTGCTTGCATTTTCATCTGTTCCATTTGCATCTCAGCTTGTATCTTGGCTTGATGTAATTGAGCATCAAATTGAGCTTGGGCTTGTGCGGCTTGCATATCTGCTTGAACACGCATTTGCTCTGATTGCTGTTGCGCTTGCAACTTAATCATCTCGGGGTCAGGCTTGGGTTGCTGTGGTTGAGCCATCTTTTCCTTGATTTGGTCAAGCGCTGCGTCAATAACACCCTCAAGTTGCTGTGATGACTTAAATGCACTTACGCCAAACTTCATAACTTCCATCAATACGGGCGTCATTTCGGGGCTTGCTTGTGCAACGGGCATGGCTTGCTGTAAGAATCCCGCAAACGCACCAATAAACTCGGTACGCTCACGTTTAATTGCCGCCTCATCTAATTGCACCAAACTATCCGCTGCCACCTCAATCCTGAAGTTGCGCAATGGCTTATCTTTAATCAACGCCAACGCCTGTGGAATCATTTGCTGATCCACGGGTTGCATCTGACTTGCCCCCGCATACATGATGATTGTTTGCGGCTGAAACTTGGTGCAAATAATTTGCGCTTTAAGTCTAATCAAGTCAGAAGCGAAAATTGCCACTTCCTCTTGCATAGAACGCAATCTAAGGCTTGCAAATTGTCCCTTGATCTGTTGGGCAGTAGCAGTTTCGCTTGCTTGTGATGCACCCCTCAAAATGTCCGACAAACCCGTAATTTCATAGATTTGTTGTTTGATCTCTTGTCTTGCTCGGTAGCATTGAAGCAAAGCATTAGCCAAAGTGTCCAAGGGGATAAGGTCAATTGCACCCTTCAAACCACCTTTTTCACTAAACGCCATCCACTTATCAACAGGAATCAGAGAGTTATTGTCACCCTCGGTCAATAGTCGTTGCAATGCGGGGACGCTTGAATCGTAAACACCACGAACACGCAAAGACTTGACCAGGCCATCAATGCGGTCACTTAAAATGTCTAACTCATTGGCTTGGTCTTGATACAGAACAAAGTCAGGCACAGGCACAAGGCTGTCGCTTGTCATCGTTGCATACAAAGGCTTGCAACATGGGAAGAACTGCTCTAGCTCTAACGGGTCATCCCGTACATCAATGAACTTGTTGCCTTGCTTGCTGAACCAATAGACCTTGGCAGTCTCTTTGTCCCACAACTCGCAAATCTTTGCCCGTGTGTACTCTTTTTGGCTGCTAGCGTAGTTTGACAAAGGGTCAGGGCCGCTATCCAATGGGATGTTGCGTGCGGCTTCCTCACCAAAACGCTCAACAAGAGCATCTTTGGTCATGTACACCCAACGCCATACTTGGGTTACTTCTTCCCATGTACGGGCAACGCTGTGGCCAAAATCAGCCCAATGGACGTAATCAGTAGGTGCGCACTCATACTCTATTTGTTCCATAGGCTCGACTTGACCAGCCGTGTAATCCATGCTTTCTGCTTCGTCCGCATCCTCGGTGACTTGCAAGCCATCGTCATTTTCGGGTGATTCGGGAGTGCCCGCTACTTCGATAACGTGCGGCTCATACCGAACCCATGCCACGCCACGGCCTCCCAAGAACCGATCTTCCACGGCATGACGCATTGTGCTTCTAAAGTCGGTGTAATGCTCGATCTCAAAATCTAATGCACGTTCAACCAATAAAGATGCAACACGCCCTACAGGGTCATTGTCGCCAAACCTACGGCTGACATCGGCCTTTGGCATCTTGCTGTAAACAGCGGGAATTAAGGTTGAGACATTTGACCAAAGAATATTAAACTTGGCGGTGTCATTGCCGCTTGCGCTGCGGGTGTCATCCCGATAACGCCTAATGATCTTCTTCGTGCGTGCTTCCCACTTCTTAAACTCGTTGTCGTAAGTGGCAATAAGGGTGTTGTACTTGTCAACTTCCGTTGGGACTAATTCAGCCATTGTTGTTTCTTTCAGAAATTGCTCTAGCTTTGGCTCGGGCATCTTCTTTTGACGATGCGCCCCATGCCTTCAAAGCAAGTGCTAGCCGTGTGGGTTCGCCATTCTTTTCCATCGGGCCATTGGTTGCGCCCATTCGTGCAAGAAAAGATGCACGCCTTGGGTTGTCCCCTGACTTTACGGGAGGCTTGAGCTTCCCGCCTGTTTCCGCTGCATAACTCGCCCGCCCTTTAGCGTTTAACCCGCCTTCAGGGTTCTTACCTTCTTTGCGAGTCCATGCGGCTGTCATTTGTTCTCAGGCTTTGCAGTCTTAGCGGCTTGTTTAAAATCTTTGTCGGTAGGGGCGTCTTTACTGCCCACTTTGTTCATCTTTTCGCCTGAACCCGCTTTGATTCGCTCTTGTTTTGCCAAAATATTGGCATAAAGTCCAGCTTTAGACATGATTAAGCCGAGAAGATGCCAATGGCTAACACTTCAACACCCGCACCTGTGGTGATCTTCCATGCGCCATTTCTAGACCGCACGTTTAGTTCAATGTCGTATTGACCAATGCCACCACCCGATAAAGCGGGCAACAACAAATGGGTAAAAGTTGTGCCATCAAGAATACTAACGCTACCCGTTGCGGACGTTGATACGGTGCAAGCTAGGCGGTGAATGTAATCCCCCGCTGCGCCTGTGCCACCCAACACTTGCGCAGTTTGACTTGCGGGGACGTGTTCATATTGGTATGCGTAAGGTGTATTTATTCCACTCATATTCGATTACTCCTAGCGGTTTGTTTGTGGATTGCCCACATATCGTTCATTGTGACTTCGTTTTCAGGGCCAACAATCAACACTTTACTTGGGTCAGGCGGTTTAACTGTGGGTTCTTCTCGCCAACTAATTGCTAACATCCTCATGGCATCTGCGGGGTGACTTGTCCAATCATGCCTTGGTGATTGCCTAAATGCTTTCGTATCTTCATTGTATTCATGCTGATACTGCCTTAATGCCTCAATGCCCTTTTCGCATTTCTCGGCATCAAACCAACATCTAGGCAATGCTGTACGCACTGCTTGAATACCCTCTTGAACACTTAAACTTGGCACAATGGCTAAGTTGTTGATGCCCAATCCGACTGCCATTTGCTCAATTATCGACTTACCACCGCTTGCCAAAGTTCTAGTTCTAGCATCATGCGGTAGATAGTGCTTTCCGTAATTGTAGGGTTTTTCTTTGATTTTTGATACAAATTCTTCAATTGTTCCACCAGAAAGGGCAAAATAATCAACAATATGTATTTCTCCCTGAATAACTTGATACCACCAAATTGCCGTGTCATCGGTACGCCCTAAGTCCCAAGCCGTGTGAGTCTTGACCTCAATTTGGTTCTCAACCTTAGTGATGCGCCCTCCCTCAGTGACCTCACGCATTTCATCGCCCCATATTGCACCCACAATGGCAGCCTCAAAACTGCACTCATATTCTTGCAGATATTGGTCTTTGGCCAATTGCGCCCGAGCCGCATCTAGCTCTGATGTAGGTAATAAGTTGGATTTACTAGCGGGCAATGACAAGGTAAACCACTCATTCGGTAGCTTTCTGCTTGTCTCATAGATGTCCCAAAACTGATTTTTGCCCTTGGGTGTGCCCCCAAAGACGCACCACCCCTGTTTGTCGGATAGAGCTGGCCTCACCACATTACCCCACACACTAGGCTTAAAGTCGCCATACTCATCAAGGTAAAGGCCATCAAAGCCCAATCCTCGCATAGCATCGGCATTGTCCGCACCAAATAGCCTAATCTTTGCCCCGTTGAGCAATTCAATAATTAAGTCGGCCTCATTGGTTGACTTGGCAATAGGGCGGGAAAAGTATTTAAGGTAGTCCCATGCCACGCTCTTGG